AGTCTAATATTAATGATGAAAATATTATTTATGCTTGGGGTGAATTTATTAAAAAGTCTAAAAGCATTTCTACATCCATTATATATAGTCTAGTAGAAAAAAATAACTCTAGAATGTTAGAATTATTTTTAGATAACCATAGAGTAAGTATTAGTTCTGGTAATTTACATTTAATTAGGATGATGTCCGGGTTAAGTATATTGAATATAATATTATCTAAGACTAGTCATATCTCAGATAATGGTTATTCTCATGATTTATTATATGAATTACTAAAAGTAGATATAGCACTTGCTGAATTGTTTATAATTAAATCAAATATAGAATTTGATATACGAGAAAATATATACATTCATAAAAAACCTCAGAATTTATTAATATTATGTATTCGGGATGACAACTTAGATGGGCTTACTTTATTAAGCAAATATTTTAAAATTGAATTTAACAAAAATGACATAGACAGATTAAATATATTCATGAATGATATGAATGATTGCTTAAAATATATTATCGACTATTCATTATTTGATGATCAATTCTTAGAATATATAGACAAGCATGATTTACTATTATTCAGAAAGATAAGAGAATATATGGCTAGTAAATGCAGGGCTAAATCAGCGAGATCGTAATTTGTAAATTACGATATCAAAACCTAAAGTGTTTTAGTTTTTGGCTTATATTAGTAATTATGATTTTTTTACTAAATGTCTACCTATGATAAAATTACTTTGTTTAAACATTTATCGCATCTTGACAACGCTGATTTAGAATCAATTAAAGATGGACCAGATGCAGAATATATTCGTCAGTATCTAGGATATGGAGATTATTCATCAATCACCAAGTTTGAAATAGATGAAGTAGAAGTTGTTTATGAAGATATTGATTATATCATGGACTACGGAACAAGATGTCAGTTTCCAACAGAGAAGACTAAATACTTTGATAGCATTCCTCTATTAACTGATGATATAATTAGAGCAACAATAGATGTTTCAATCACATGCGGGACAACAAAAATGACTGGGTATATATGGCTTGATGAAAATTTATCAATAATGGATATAGATGAGGATGCATTAGATATTGCAATTGAGAATAACTTAGATCCATTCGAGGTCAAATATCATATTAAAAAATTTGAAAAAGAAAAACTAACCAATATATTGTAAATCTAAGATATTGAAATTTAAAATTTCAACATGGTCGACTATGAAATTATTCATGAATGCATGTCAAAGTTATATTTCTGTCTTAATTGTGGAGGCTATCATTATGATTGTCCATATAAAAATATATTTAGATTGAAATATACCAATGAAGAATACAATGAATTATTGAATAATCCTAGGAATCAAATGAGACTTCATGAAAAAATGAGAAGAGACTTAGATGTAGACTTGGCAATACTAGTTAGATATAAAGATTTATTTAAAACATTATTCTTCGTATATGCGGCTGCTGGTGATAGGTTATGTGATCATGTTTTACATGAATTGATACATAAAAAATTGAATATAATATCTATACAGAACTTTATAAACATGGGTAAGTATCTTGAAGATCATTCTGAAGAGGATCTAATAGACAATGTAGAAGATGCTGTGAATTATAGAAAATTAATTATGATTAAGCCAGCGAGGTCTATCAAAAACTAAGATATTTCAATATTTTTGATTAATTATTTTTTATAACAATGAATAAATAATTCATAAAAAAATTAAGCCAATGTATACTTTTCATGTTTGAAAGATCTAAATAGTGATATCATAATATTTTTTTAATAAGTATTTTAATCTTTCAATTACAATATCTGGGATATTAGAATGATCAATTGATAGTGTGTCTACAACTTTGCTTACATCATTAAATTCAAATATAACTTCTTCACCTGTTAAAGTAGTATATATCCAAGATAGCGTTTTATAGAAATCACATCCATTATAATCTCCATAAATAGGATCAGTTAACTCATATAATTTAATTAATAATTGGAAGTATAATGATTCTGGCTTATTAGATAAGAAGAACAATAGTAAATATTTAGAACGACTGTATACCTCATTTTTATTTGTGTTTAAATATGTCTCATAAAACTTTTCAGATTTTGTAGTTTCTCGAATTTCTATATTTTCATATTTTTTAAGATAATCAATTATACCTGCTTGTCTATTAGTTCTAATGAATATTTGTCCTTTACTCCATGACCAACTTGGATTTAATTCTTTTCGTTTAGAATATAGAAATTTAAAGATTTCTTCTTTACCTTTATTAAAAGAATAATATAATGCTCGATCATATATTTCAGGATATTTATTCATTATATCTTCGCTATATAGAATTTTAACACCATCTAGATACCCCTTCTTGGCAGCCCAATCTATTTCCATTTATATTTGATTTTAATTTATTATAAATTCAAAAGAATTTAAATATGACACTCGTTGAGGTCAATCAACCTGATAATACATACATTTGCAAGGAGAATACAGTCTATGATGTTGTTTATAAAAAAGATACAACTATGAAGATCATCGTAACTACAGGCGTGAATAAGATTAAGGTCAGAACCAAGAGGGAAAGGCATATTCACGTTATTTTAGTCTCAGACATGGTAATAGGTTCTCTTACAATTTACCTAGGATCAATTAATATGGACGAATTTACAGGACGTATTAACATGCTTGATATATTCTCACTTAAGAAACTGCATATCCCTCAAGGAGACATAGATACACTTAGAATCGGCCAGAGACCGTTTAGTCATGAACTTGATTTAGAAGTAGTTAATGATGACATACAAAAAATAATAGTTGGCTATCACAATATGTTTAAAGAGGTTGTTCTAGATTGCCTCAATCTGAGCGAGATCAGCGGGTATATCCAGCATGCAATATTACATCGATCTAGTATAGAGTGCATAGACACAAAACATCTTGAAGTGATGCATGTTCAACCAGACTGCAAAGTATTATACACCTATGAAGACGCTAAAGTAATTAAATATTTTCCTAATCCAGAAAAAATTATAATGAAAAATGTAGTTTTACCATATACTGGAAAAGTAAAAACACTAGAAGTCAAAATGAGCAGTATAGAAAATATAGAATTACTATACGAGTTGGAATATGATGAACTGTATTTAGACATATATGAAATAAAAAATGAACTACATAATTATTTTGCACTTGATATGATTGAATGTGAATATCTTAGACTAAAGTATATCTCTAAATTAGAACTTAGATCTTTATTTAATTATTTACCTCGGGCTAAGATGATAAATAATATACCTGAGGATGATTATGATAAATATTTTGAAGGCTTGTCTTATAGATCTTTCAAAAAAAGTGCTAAATAAGAAAATCTAAAATGACTTTGCTGATTTTTTTCTGTTTTTATCAGCGATTAATCTTAGTTGTTCTTTTTCTTCCTCATTACAAAGGTTGATCAAACTTTCATCATTTTTGATATATACCAACATTATACCAAAGCTTTTGCAACGCTTTGCAGCATTCCAACCATCTGGTGTAAACTCTTTAACTAATTCATTTTGATATAGATAATTACAAACTTCTGCTAAATCATTTATACATATATTCTTCCACATAGTATAAAAATAACTATAGTAATTTTTTACTAATTTATTTTCATGCAAATATCTTACAATATTGACATCTCCACTTTCACATGCATTACCCCATGCTAGGTCGTTTGTTGCTGCGTAATTACCAACTAGTCTATTTTCATGTAGAAATACAACCATTTCAAAATGACCATAACAAGCATTTCTCCATGCATTATCAGAATATTCAAAATAATCTTCAACTAGTTTCTCATTATGTAAAAACTTAGCGACTTCTAATTGGCCCTCACCACATACAATAACCCAAGGAATTCTAAATTTTAATGAATGATTGATCATCATCTTGTATATAAACCTAACTATATTTATATTGCCTTTACAGCACGCGTTAATCCATGCTTGCTCATATCTTTCATATTCTACTAGTTTATGCTCGTATATAAACTTTATCATATCCAATCTGTTATAAGTACTTGCCCAACACAATGCTTCATAATATTTGTCCTCAGAAACCATATAGTCATGTAGAATGTCCATATTGATCAAAATCTGAGATTTTGATGTTTTAAATTTCGATAAAAAATAATCAAATTTTAATCTTCCACAAATATATTATATGCCGTCTTCTCAGAGCCATTATACATAATTAATTTTATACCTTGTCCTTTCTTAGTATAATATACATTGCTGCTTCCATAGAGTAAATTATCGATATTAAACTGAAAAAGTGAGTCTACTTTCATCAACAAAGGACATATCATATAAGTATTTATTATGGAATTTTTATCATATTTCCCACTTTCTATTAAAATTCTTCTACGCCTTTGAATATTTATATATTGATATGCAGATCCAAATATAAGTAGGGGAATGAACATAATTTATTTAGTATCAGAGTTATTTACAATAAAAAATATGTTTAAATGATTAATTCAATAGCATGTGGACCGTTGTAATAAAAAGTTCTACAATAAAGAGTTTCTATCTGCTCAACATAATCCTTGCTTACACCATGTAAATAAAGCTTTCCTTTGTACCAAGATAACTGATTAACAACGTCATTGATAGTTTTTTTATCGATAGGAAGATAAAGATTAACACTCAAATTACTAATTTGTCCTAGTTTCTCAACCCCATTAATATATTCATAATCTACGAATACATCAATTGGCTGTTCAAATGCTGATTCAATGGTGAATGGACCTGAAATAGTTAGGTCTCTAAGCCTGCTAAATTCTTTTCCGTTAATTAAAGCAGTTTCTTCGACATTTTCGAAGTGAAGTCCTACAACTTTAGAAGAATCTATTTGAGTCATAAAATACTCAAACAACTCAATATCATAAATGGTAATATCAACAGTCTCGGCAAGGTGAGTCTTACGAATCTGCTTGTCTAGTGTTTCTAATTCACAAATAACAATATCAATAATATCAACAGGTTTATAAGACATAATTGGTAATAGAAATAAACTATAAAAAAATCAAATTTAAGATCCTGCTTAGTTTTAAAATAATAATACTAAAATTATTCTAAGCCCAATATAAAGAATAACTATTTTTAATCGAGAATGAAATTTAAATTTTCTAATGCTTGTTCTTATTCTGGACCAGGGGGTTCCAAAACATGTATGAGTGATGAAACTGCTATGAAGATTAAAAATGCTAAATTCAAAAATCTATCAAATGAAAAATTATCAGTGCTTGACGAAGGTAAAAATATTGATGAACTTAACTTACTTCTTGAACATGAAGTTATAGATTTACTAGGTGAGGAAGTAGTTGAACGTGAGATTAAAGAAAACTTCAAGCCTGTTGGTCCTGCATATTCAACTGAGTTATTCAATAATTTTGTAGAAGACAATGTAAAATATCAATATAGTCGTGCAGATTCAACATTTAAGCCTATTCATGTTCAATTAATGGACTTCCCAGAGTCCCATTATAAATACAATAACGAATTAAAAGACTTTATTAAAAATAATATAGACGATATCAAGGCAGGTAAGATAACTACATTTGGATGCGTTCTTAACACGCTTCGATCGGATGGTAATTTATCTAAGGTAGGTCATTGGGTGGCTATGTTTGGTGATTTTAGATCAGAACCATATACAATTGAATATTTTAATTCAGGTGGAACAAATGCACCTCCTAGAGTATTCAAATGGATGATGAACACTGCTGCAGATATCCAAGAACAAACCGGTAAAAAGACAATAGCTGTGAATGTAAGCAACATTGTTCATCAAAAATCAGATACGGAATGTGGGGCTTATTCAATCTTTTACATCGCTAAGAGATTGGCTGGAAGGAGTTATAAAAAATTTAGAGAAGTGCCGCTCCCTGATGCAACCGTTACTAAGTTTAGACAACTTGCCTTGAATGATGAAAAGAATATTAAGAATTTAGATTTTCTCAAGGGTAGAATGATGGTATAAAATAAAATTTGAATTTTTATCTCTCTATTTCTACTTTTTCGTTATGGATATTTGTTTTGTTGAATTAGAAAAACTTGAAAATTCGTATGATTGTACTCTTAGGACGATGGAATTTGAGACAATTTATGCTGAATTATTTATTCGTAATGATGAATTTAGATTTGTAATAGAAGATGATGCGATCATCCATTATCACGATATTGGAATAATTGATATGGTTTCTGATTTATTAAGTAAAGTTTGTGAAAAATTAAACAGCGATGACATATTCACAGACTCATTTATTTTGATAGTCAATTAAAAAATCTAAATTTTTTTACACAAATTTTTATTTAGACTTTCAAAGATTTATTAAAAATGTCTCTCAGGTATTTAAGCCAACTTCGGAAGGACAACGCTCTTTATATTTTACAGGAAACCGTGGTTGATGGAAAGAAATCTATCAGAAAATTAGAATTTAACCACCTTGTTATGGATGGGAGAATCAAGGTAAGCGCTTCTAAATATCTTGATCCCAAAAAAGCGTCATTTTATGATGTATCAGTTGGTTCAAAAGGAATAATCATGTTTAAAGAATTAGATCATGAAAATGGATATATTAAACATGAAGAAATTAATGGAATGTCATGTTTCATACTTGCTGATAATGATTTAATTCATATTCAACCACTTGATGAACCTCCACTCGATCTAGAAAGTGAAGAAAATATTTCTGATTATTTTATCAGCCTCCTCGATAATAAAAATATTAATTTCTTCGAAGGTGCCCAAACTCCACAAGATGCAGAAAACAAAGTAGCAGATAAACTGGAAGAAGAAGAAAAAAAATTAGAAGAAGATATTAATGCGCTTCTCGAAACACTTGAAACAGGAGATGATACCCCTATCGAGGGAATGGTTAAAAAAATGACAGAAGAATTAGAAATTGACAACGCTTTAAAAGATTTTAAATTTAACAATATCGAAAATTAAATATACAACATGAATTAAGACAAAGTATAGTAAGTGCTAATAAACCATATAATGATTTAATACATGATATCAGCGAGGTCATTTCGCACATTTTTTAATCAAATATTATATTGAAAAAATTCAAAAAAAGAAAAACACATAAAGAGTCAATTTAAATTATTTTTTTGATTTCAAAATATATAAATCTAAGATTCAGGCATGGTCGATTACGAAATTATTCATGATTGCATACCAATTCCATATTTCTGTTTTAATTGTGGGGGATGTCATTCTGATTGTCCATATAAAAATATATTTAGATTAAAATATAATAATGAAGAATACAATGAATTAATGGATTATTATAAGGATCAAATGGGAATACATGAAAAAATAAGAAGGGATTTAGACGTAGACTTGTTGATAGCGGTTAGTTATAGAGACCTGTTTGAAATGTTATTCCTCATATATGTAGGCTATAGTGATGTATCACGCTATGTTCTTCATAAATTAGTAGATAAAAAATTAAATATAATATCTATACAGAATTTTATTAATATGGGTAAATATCTCGAGGATCATTCCGATAATGATTTAATAGATAATATAGAAGATGCTATAAATTATGAAAAATTAATCATGATTAAACCGGTTAAAAATTAAAATGCTCCAATTGGAATATCAAATTTTTTTGATTAATTATTTTTCTATATTTGGTTATGGACAAATTACGAGAATATATGAGCCAAGGCTATTCATACGATGATGCTTGGATGTATTTCTGTATAGAAGGACACCTAGAGGTAATTAAGTATTTACATCAAAATAACTTGGTATCTGACTATTCTGCTAACAAAGATCAAGCTTGGAGGTGGGCATGTAGGCGAGGAAAGATAGAAATTGTTATGTATTTACATCAAAACAACCTAGTATCTGACTATTCTGCTAATGGAGATCAAGCATGGATATGCTCATGTAAATACGGGTATATAAAAGTTGTTATGTATTTACATCAAAACAACCTAG